TCGGTGGCCCGCGCCGTCTGGCCCGCGAGCTCCTTCACCTCGGCGGCCACCACGGCGAAGCCGCGCCCGGCCTCCCCCGCCCGCGCCGCCTCGATGGTCGCGTTGAGAGCCAGCAGGTTGGTCTGGTCGGCGATCGACTTGATCATCGCCACCACGGAATCGACCTTGCCGGTCGTCTCCGCCAGCGCCCGCACGGTCATGTCGGTGGCGCCCGCCTGATCGGCGATCTGGTTCGCCCGCTCCGAGACCCGCCCGACCTGGCCGGAGATCTCCTTGACGGTGCTGGCCATCTCCTCCGAACTGGCGGCCACCGTGGCGGCGAGCCCGCTCGCCTCGTCGGCGGAATGGTTGAGCCCCTCGACCGACTGGCGCATCTCGTCGATGGCCCGGCCCAGGGCCTCGACCACCCGCGTCACCTCGGCCGCCATGGCGACCTGCGCCGTCACGACCGCCCAGGTCAGCATCGGGCCGAGGTATCTTCCCTCGGGATCCTTGATCGCCGAGACCTGCAGATCGAGGGTTTCCGGCCCGACCCGGATCCGCGTCCGGTGCGGCAGGCGGCTCGCATCGGCCAGCATGTTGCGCTGGTGGTGCGGGTTCTTGTGGAAGATGTCGAAGGACCGGCCGATCATGTCGGCGACCTTCACCGGCAGATGCTGCTCGATGGTGCCGAGCGTCTTGGTGGACGTCCGGTTGAGGTAGTTGATCTTGAACTCGTCGTTGATGTCGGCGGTCATCACCGCCACCGGCATGTCGTCGATCATGGTCAGCAGGCGGCTGACCTCGTTCTTCTTGGCCGTGATGTCGGCCGCGACCTTGATGACCTTGAACGGCTTGCCGTCCTGATCGAGGACGGGGTTGTAGCTCGCCTCCAGCCAGACCCGGCGCTTCATCTTGTCGAGACGCATGAATTCGCCGGAGACGAACTCGCCCGCGCGGAGCTTCACCCAGAACGTCTCGTAGTCGGGCGAGGCGGCCACGCTCTCTTCCATGAAGACGCGGTGGTGGCGGCCCTTCAGCTCGGTGAGATCGTAGCCGACCACGCGCAGGAAGTTGGCATTCGCCGTCAGGATCGTGCCGTCCATCCCGAATTCGATGACGGCCATCGAGCGATCGAGAGCATCCATCACCGATTGTGAATCATTGGACTTTGCGCGTCTAAATATCACCGGACCGCCCCCTACTCCTGGTTGATTTATCCTTGAGGCATAAAACTTAAAATTCCAGATCCCGGCTCTCCGAGCCTTCAGGCGATTTGCTGCAGTTCATGCCGCAAAACCGTTCATAAAATAATTTATTTCGGTAATTTGAGGGGGCGATTACAAAATTTGTGGAGCAATATTATACCAATTGATCCACCCGTATGGCTAATACGACGCGGACATTCCGAGCGACAGCCAGCGTCCTGAGCCGCTGGTGTTGCGCCGCACCCCTGTTCAACCCCCCGCCAATGCAGGCAGCGCGGGGCGGATAGATTGAATTTGCGCTCCTGACCGCGACCCGATTCCGCCATGATGCTGCAACGCACCATGGGCCGACAGGGTCCGCCGCCGGAGGTTCTCATGACCCAGATCGCCAAGACCGTCGCTCGCGGCCTCGCGGGCCGGATCGGCCGCGCCCTCACCCGCTCGGTCGCCCAGCGTTACGCCGAGCAGCGCAGGCAGGTCGAGCGCACCGGCTTCGGCGGGATGCTCTGAGCCCCCTCCCCCTTCGGACCGGGAGCGCGGCGGCGACGTAGTTTCGTCGCTTTCCCCCGCCATGTCCTCCCGCACCGGCCGCGCTGCGTCAGCGGCCGAGAGACGGGACCCTAAGGGCGATGGCGATAGGCCTGACGACGAGCGTGCGCGAGGGAGACCGGCTCAGCCCGCTGGAATCCTACCTGCACGTCCTCCACGCCCTGATGCTGCGCGACATGCGCACCCGCTTCGGGGGCACCCTGTGGGGCTACGGCATCGTGGTGATGTGGCCCTGCGTCCACGTCTTCATGCTGATCGCGATTTATACGTTCCAGCATTTGCCGGCGCCCGTCGGCAGCAGTGCACCGCTCTTCTTTGCCACGGGCGCCGTCCCCGTCCTGATCTTTCAATACATCTCCCGCGAGGTGATGAAGGCGACAATGGTCAACAGGCCCCTTACCTATTACCCGCAGGTAAAGCTTTTCGATCTGATCCTGGCGCGTGTGCTCGTGGAGATCGTCACGGGCTTCCTCGGCCTTCTGGTTATTGTCGCCGTGTTGACCGCATTGGGCACCGACCCCCGCCCGGTAAACAGTTCCATTGCAGTCTTTGCCTATCTCGCATCCATCTTGTTGGGGATCGGCGTCGGCGTGGTCAACGTAGCGATCGTGGGCTTCTTTCCCGGATGGCTGGTCGGCTACGCGCTGTTCAACATCCTCATGTACGTCGCCAGCGGGGTGATGTTCATGCCGAGCTTCTTGCCCGAGAAGATTTATTACTGGATGAAATACAATCCGGCGCTGCAGCTCGCCGAATGGATGAGGTCGGCCTATTACCCCTCGGCGGGCCTGCAGGTCGATTATCTCTATGTGATCATGTTCGCCCTCACCTGCATGGTGATGGGCCTGCTGCTCCTGAAGCACGTGGTCAGCAAGCGGAGCTGAGGCGGCATCCCTCGGCGCGCGGAACCACCGGGCGCGGATGCCGTTGGCGCCGTGCCCGGCGGCATCCTGTCGGGCTGGCCGAGGGCCCCGATGCGTCAGACCGTTCCGCTGCAGCACCTCCTGGCCTCGGCCCTGCGCGACAGCGCGGATCATGTCAGTCAGCTGCTTCGGCTTGCGCGAATCGAGACCGACGCGACCGTGCGGACTTGGCTCCGGCTGGCGGGGATCGTCGGAACGATCCCGATCCTCGCGATCGCGATCTTCTTCCTCGGGCTGGACGCGCTGGTGAAGATCATCGCCGCCTTGAGCGGCGCGCCGTTGATTTCCGCTCTGATCGTGGCGTCGCCCTTCATCGGCGTCGCCCTCGTGCTCGTGCGCCTCGGCGCACGACGGATGGCCCTGTCGAACCTCGAACCCTGGCGCACGTGGCGCCAAACGGGCCGTCCCTCATCCCTGGCGCGTGCGCGCCCGGCCGCATGAACGGCCCGGATCAGTGCGACGGGTCGTCCTTGGCGGCGGATTTCGCGAGGTGGAGGAAGCTCCGCTCTCCGGTCGCCGCCTCGGCCACGTGCTGGATTGCATCGAGCAGTTCCGCGACGGGGCGGGCCTCCATGGGCCGGAAGCAGGCAAGCCCCGCGACACGGCGCGGCGAGATGCGCCCGACGGCCAATTGCGCTTCGCTCAGCGCGTCGAAGTTCCGATGTTTGACCATGCTCTCGAACCTCCACAGGGAGCCTGAGTCCACGATGGTTGACGAAAGGTTAATGCGCCGTCCGACGGGGACGGTATGACGAGCGCGGTCATCGTGGGAGCCTCCGGCGGCATTGGCCGCGCGCTGGTCGAGCGGATCGTCGCGGCCGGCGCCCATCAGCCAGTCTTCGCCCTGTCGCGATCGGGAGCGGACGTCGGAAGCGGCGCGGTCGCGGGCCAAATCGACGTGACCGACGAGGAGAGCATCCGGGCGATGGCGGGCCGTGTGGCCGTGAACGGTCCGGTGGGCCTCACCCTCGTCGCGACCGGCCTCCTGCATGGCCCCGGTGTTACACCAGAAAAGGCGTTGAAAGCCCTCGATCCGGCCGCTCTGGCCCAGCTTTTCGCGGTGAACACGACCGGCCCGGCCCTTGTGGCCAAGCACATTGTGCCGCTGATGCCGCGCACGGGCCGCAGCGTCTTCGCGACGCTCTCGGCGCGGGTCGGCTCCATTGGCGACAATTGGCTGGGCGGCTGGTACGGCTACCGCGCCTCGAAGGCGGCGCTCAATCAGATCCTGCGCACGCTCGCGATCGAAATGGCCCGCACCCACCCAGAGGCGATCGTGGCGGGCCTGCATCCGGGCACGGTGCGCACGGCGCTCTCGCATCCATTCCGCCCCGATGCCGACAGTCCGGACACGGTGACACCGGAGGCCGCAGCGGCGCATCTTCTCGCCGTTCTTGATGGCCTGACACCGGCCGAGAGCGGGAGGATCTTCGCCTGGAATGGTCAGCCGGTTCCGCCTTGAGAGAAGGCTTGCCAGAGCGGGGATGGCCGTCTAGAGGATCGCCGGTCCTTGGGGCGTCGCCAAGTGGTAAGGCAGCGGTTTTTGGTACCGCCATTCCCAGGTTCGAATCCTGGCGCCCCAGCCAAACCCTCGATAAGTCATTGACATTATTCAACTCGTCCCGAAGCCGCTTGCTTGGTGGGACTGGTTGCGCGTGCTTGTGTAACGCGCAGCATCAGATGGCACTGGCGGGATGATCCGGGATTGGCCGGGAAGTTTCGGGATTTCGTTTTGCGTTGGCGTTAGTTAGCCCCGTTCCCGGCGTGGCTTGCCGAGATCCGGGCGCGCAGGTTCAAATGGCAAGGGGACGGCGAATACCGGCTCTCCCGACGCTGATCCGATCAAGGCTGGCCTTTGCGTCGAACGCGCGTTTTCAGTCCACGCGATCCTCGGGAAACCAGCGCAGTAGGCCCCGAATTCGCCCGACGATCCGCAGGTTGCCCCGGTCGGCCAAGGGAACGAACTCGTCCGCGAACCCTTCGGCCTTGTTGTCGCTGCTGATCCTGATGCCACCCGCTGCGAGTGGCTGGAGACGCTTGGCACGCACCCGATCGCCGATCACCAGGGTGTAGAGGCCTTCATCGCGCAACGTCGTCACCGACGCATCGAGGATGACGACATCCCGATTGTGAAGCGTCGGATACATCGAATTGCCGGCGACGCGAAAAATCCGGGCATGACGGGGATCGACGCTGATTTCCTGCAACAACTCTTTGCGGAATGCCATCGAGACTTCGCCGCCGTCGCCGGTGCTCGCGTATTCCGCCGAAGAATGCACGTCGACCTGCAAGGGATGGAGCAGGACCATTCCCTCGGCGAGTCCTAAAACTTCGCGACTAGGAGTAAAATCGCCACCAATTTCTTCGCGTCGAGCGTCTTCTAGAAGATTTTGTTGTGCGGACGCGACGGCCTGGGGCCCTTCGCCGGTGGCGAGCCATTCCACGCGGACATTCTTCGCCCTGGCGATCTGAATCACCTTGTCGAGCCCCGGCACGCCGCCGGCCAGGTACTGCCGCACGCTGCTTTCACCGATCGCGCACTCGCGCGCGAAGGCATTGGCGCTGCCTTCGCCGATTAGCGCTCGAATGCGGTCTGCGAAGCTGCCCAACGTCGAACTCCGAAATGCCTTCGGTGTTCGGACCCGCGTCTACGCTGGCCTCAAACGTGAGCGATCACAATAGCTTGGTCTCGACAGACCCAGCGATTGCCCAGCCCGAACTCCGAAATGCGAAGCTCGCACCAAAACGCTTGATAACTGAGCGTTAAGATGCGAGATTCGTCACACCAAACGTCCTTCCTCACCCAGACGAGCCGGCCTGCCAGCCGGCCTCATTCCAGGAGCTTGAATGTCTCAGGCCGCAATCGCGCAGCCTGCCGCATGGGATCGCTACGCCATCAAGGCGGAGGTCTGGCGGCGAGGCATGACGCTGACCGGGATCGCACGCGACGCCGGGCTCCCCGAGAACGCCTGTCGCAAGGCGCTTCACGGCTTCGACCGGCGGGGAGCCGACGCGATCGCCGCCGCGCTGGGCATCCCCTTCGACACACTCTTCCCGACCGGCTTCATCCAGAGCCGTTCAAGCCACCGTCACGCTAGCCTGAAACCCCGTGGCGAGTCCCGGAAAAAGAACGTTCGTCCTACCCCGGCCAAGGGGGAGCGGGCATGAGCGCGGCGGTAAAATTAACCAAGAGCGCTGGCGAACGCCGGGCGATGGCTCCTGCGTTCGATGAGGGAGGCGCAAAGCCGACGCGCCTCGAACCGTTCGAACGCCTCGCGCAGAGTTTCGCCCGTCTGTCGGTCGCGCAGCAGGACGCCTTCCTCGACCTGAACGCCGAGGCGATCGAGCGCTGGAACGCGAACCGGGTCGCCCCCGGCCGCAAGGGCCTGCGGAGCGTCGCCCGATGAGCCGCCGCCGCGACCCCTACACGAAGGATCTGTACGCCTGGGAGGCCGAGCCGGTCGCCATCGGCTACGGCGACGACGTGGCCGGTCGCGGCCCCCTCGCCAACCGGATCGCCCGCCTCGTCGGCCGCGCGCTGCGGGATGCGAAGGACGCCGGGCAATGCCGCAACGACGTGGCACGCGCCATGGCCGAGCATCTCGGCCGCCCGATCCCCGCCGGCTCCCTCGACAAGTGGGCCTCCGAGGCCTCGGAGGAGCACCGCATCCCGCTCGATGCCTTCATCGCGCTCATTCACGCGACCGGGCAGCACGATCTCCTCGCCTTCATTCCCAGCCTGTTCGGTTTCGCGGTGGTGCCGAACCGCTTCGTGGATCTGATCGAACTCCACCAGATCGAGGAGCACGAGCGCGAGGTCCAGGCCCGCAAGGCCGCCCTTCAGGCCAAGGTCCGGGGGCGGCGATGAAGGAATGGCTGACCGCGCGCGAGGTGGCGGCGGAGGCATTGCCGCAGATGCCGGCCACCGAGCGCGCCGTCCAGATGATGGCCGACCGTGCAGGCTGGAACCGAGACGCCTTCCGCGCCCGCAGGCGCACCGGCCGTGGCGGCGGCACGGAGTACCATATCGGCTTGCTGCCCTCCCTGGCCCAGATCGCCTATCGACAGCGCCATATCGCCATCGGCTCTCCCTCGGAGCCGGCACCCCCCTCCGATGCCGCCCTGTCCGGCCGCGCCGCCCTGGAGCGGGACGCCCGGCTCGCGATCCTGAAGGCCTTCACGGCCTTCGAGCGCGGCCAGCGCCTCAACCGGCAAGCCTGCGAGGCGCTGTTCGTCGCGAAGTACCGGGCCGGCACCTTCGCGATCGAGCCATGGGTCCGCGAACGGGTCCCGGCTTTCTCCCGCCGCACGCTGGCCCGCTGGCGGGCCGCCGCCGAGGCCGACCGGAACCGCCTCGGCGTCGATCGCGGCGCCGCCCGCAAGGGCACCGGCCTCCTCGACACCGCCCAGGGCGGCGCCGTGCGGACGTGGATGCTCGGCCTGATCGCCCACCAGCCCCACCTCTCCGCCGATCAGGTCCGCACCCTGTGCCGGGCGGAATTCGGCGACACGATCGAAGCACGGCGCGGCGGCGAAGTGATCGAGCGCGTGCCGATGCCGCCGCTGCGCACCTTTCAAGCTGCCTTGAAGGCCCTGAAATCCGAGCATCGGGTGGTGCTCACGCAGCTCACCGACCCGGATCGCTTCCGCTCCACCATGAAGCTCGCCGGGCGCGGCACCCTGCGGCACATCACGGAGCCCAACGCCCACTGGCAGATCGACGCCTCTCCCATCGACGCGCTCTGCACGGACGGGCGCCACACGATCTACGTCTGCATCGACATCGCGACCCGGCGGATCGTCACCTCCGTGACGAAGACGCCCCGCGCCGCTGCGGTCGGCCTGCTCCTGCGCAAGGCCATCCTCGCCTGGGGCGTGCCGGCCGAGATCAAGATCGACAACGGCTCCGACTTCAAGGCGAAGGCGACCCAACGCCTCCTCGCCTCCCTGGGGATCGAGGTCGCCTATTCCGACGCCTTCTCGCCCGAGCAGAAGGGGTTCGTGGAGCGGGTGATCGGCACCTTCCAGCGGGACGCAGTCACGCTGGTGCCGGGCTTCGTCGGCCACGACGTCGCCGACCGGAAGGCCATCGAGGCGCGCCGGAGCTTCGCCCAGCGCCTCGGCGAGGACGACGCGGATACGTTCGCGGTCCAATGCACCCATGCCGAGATGCAGGCGCATTTCGATGCCTGGGCCGAGCTGCGCTATCAGCACCGCCCGCACGAGGGCCTCGGCCGGCGCACGCCCTTCGCGGTCGCCGCCGCCTCGGCCCATGTCGTCCGCCGGGTGGACGAGCGCGCCCTGGATCTGCTGCTCGCGCCGATGGCGGCCGGCGACGGTACCCGCGTCGTCACGAAGCTCGGCGTGCGAGTCGGCGGCATCCACTACCTCAACGGCGCGATCCTGCCGGGCACCCGCGTCTTCGTGCGGCACGACCCCGAGGATCTCGGCCGGGTGTTCCTGTTCGGCACGCAAGAGGGCGATTTCCTCGGCGAGGCGGTGAACCCGGATCTGTCCGGCATGGCCCCCGAGATCATGGTCCGCGCCCAGCGCGCCCTCCAGGCCGAAACCCTGGCCGAGGAGAAGGCCGCCATCGAGCGCGTCCGCAAGGATCTGCGGGGCGGTGCCAGCCTGATCGAGCGCGCCCGCGAGGTCTGGCTCAGCGATCAGCCGAACGTCGAAGTGTTTCCTCGCCGCGAGGTCGAGCACGCCACACCCGCCGTCGCCGCCGCCCTCGACGCGGCGACGCACCGGGACCGGCCTCCTGTCGCCACACTATCGGAGGCCGCCGCCGAGACGCACGCCCGGCTGCTCGCCGAGGCGGAGGCGACCCCGGCCGCATCGGTCGTCACCCCAATCCGCCGCGTGATGGAGACGCCGGAGATCCGCTTCCGTCGCGCTCTCGATCTGGAGGCGCGCATCGCGGCCGGCAACCCGGCCGAGGCCGCCGAGCTGCTCTGGCTCGGCGGCTATCGCTCGACCCCCGAATACACGGTTCGCCGCAGGATGCTCGATGAGCACGGCGAGGATGCGGTCAGCTTCTGAGGGCTCGCCGACAACAAAAAGGGCCCCGGCGAACCGGAGCCCAAGGTCATCACAAGGGGCAACCATGAACATGCATGCGCCACCGGTCAACGTGTACGCACCGGCTCTCCTCAAGAACGTCGCGGCGATGCTCACCCTGGTGGAAACACTGCGGAATCGACCGCAAATCTCGTCGGGTTTCGGCGTGTTCTCCGGCCCGTCAGGCTACGGCAAGACCGTCGCCAGTACGTACGCCCAGAACCAGTACGGCTGCGTCTACATCGAAGCGCGGGAGTTCTGGACCCGCCGCGCGTTCTGCGAGGCATTGCTGGAGGAACTCGGCCAGAAGCCGCGCGGCACCATCCCCCAGATGATGAAGGACATCGTCCAAGTCCTGGGGCACGACATCGGGCAGGCGCTGATCATCGACGAGGCCGACAAGCTCGTCGACAAGGGCATGATCGAACTCGCCCGCGACATTCAGGAGATGACCAACGCCCCGGTCATCCTCGTCGGCGAGGAGAAGCTGCCGACCAAGCTCCAGTCTTTTGAGCGCGTGCACAACCGCGTGCTCGATTGGGTGCTGGCCCAGCCCTGCGATGTGCAGGATGCGCGACTTCTGGCCCGCCGCATCGTGCCGGGCATCGAGATCGAGGATGCGCTTCTCGAAAAGATGTGCCGGGAGACCGGCGGCCGGACGCGGCGCGTCGCCAACTCCCTGTTCGCAGCGGCGAACGTCGCCCGCACGTCCGGCGCCACCACGCTCACGGTGGAGACCTATCAGGGCCGGATCTTCACCGGCATGGCCCCCGTGCGTCCCGGCGCGCCCACCCCGAAGCGTCCTGTGGGAGGTGCCCGGTGAGCATCGTCCTGTCCTTCACGCTACCGCCGGGCAAGCCCGTCCTGCGCGGGCACGACCACTTCTGGCGCGTGATGCGCGATCTGAACCTCCAGGGACCCTGGAGTGTCCCAGACATCCGCGCGCTCTGCGGCGGCAAGCGGGTCGAGACTTCGACCATCCGGGACTTCGTGACCCGCTTGGCAGCGGCCGGCTTCGTCGAAGAGGCAGGCTGGCGTGACAATCAGCGTCTGTACCGCCTCCTGAAGGCTCCGCGTGTCACGCCACGCCTGCGCCGGGGCGGCGCGCCCGGCCTGCAGGGTCGGGGGCAGGTCCAGATGTGGAACATGATCCGAGGGCCAATGGGCCGCGACGGGTTCAGCTGGAAGGATCTCGCGCTCTATGCCTCCACCGTGGAGGTCGAGATCAAGCCGAACACGGCGATGAGCTACGTCAAGCATCTCGCCGAGGCCGGGTATCTCGCCTGCCTGCGCAAGGGCAGGCCCCGCTATCCGGCGGTCTATCGGCTGAAGCCCGCGATGAACACCGGCCCGCTGCCGCCGCTGATCCTGCGCAGCCAGATCGTCTTCGATCAGAACCGGCAGGAGGCCATGGGTCCGGTCGAGGCCCGCGAGGTGGCTCTATGAGCGCGCCCGCCCGCAAGACCGATTTCCTCGGCCGCGTGCGCCAGTGCTGGTCGGAGCCGCCCGCCTGGATCCTGGCCTTGGCCGAAGCCTGCACGGCCCGCAGTCAGGCCGAGGTGGCGCGCCAGCTCGGCTACTCGGCCTCGGCAATCAGCGCGACGCTGGCCAACCGCTACGCAGGGGATGTCGGGGAGATCTCGGAGCGCGTCCGGGGCGCCTTCATGAGCTTCCGTGTGGCCTGCCCGCGCAAGGGCGAGATGAGCCGCAACGCCTGCCTGCAGTGGCAGGACAAGCCCTTCGCGCCGACCTCCGCCGACCGGGTGGCGATGTACCACGCCTGCCGCTCGGGCTGTCCTCATTCCCGCTTGAAGGGGGCTTGAATGGATCCCGCCCACACACCGTCGTCCGACCCGGCCGGCATCCTCGACGACGTCATCCTCATTCTGGAGGGCGGCGGCGGCGATCCCCACGGGCTCCACCTCGACAGCCACCTTTGCCTCGGCCTCGCCGATGGGCTGCGCGAGGTGGCCGAGGGCATGGCGCTACTGACCACCCTCGCCGAGACGGTTCGCGAGGCCTTCGCGCCCCAGCCGCCCCGCCGCACGGCCCAGGCCCGCCGGGTGCTCGCCCGCACCGCCGCGCCCCTCGATCCGCAGGGCCGCGTGATCGCCTTCCCCCTCATCCCCCAGACCATCCGGGAGAACAGCCATGGCCAAGGCTAAGAAGAAGGCCAAGACCAAGGCCCCTTGCACCAACCTGCCGGTGCCGCAGACCGATGCCGAGGCCGAGCAGCTCGTCGCCCGGCTCGGCGCCCTGCAGCGCGACCACAAAGCCGCCGAGGTCGCCCACAACGCCCAGGTGGCGGCGCTGGAGGAGAAGTTCGGCCTTGCGGTCAAGGTGTTTCAAGAGGCGGAGCGCGTCATCGCCGATGCCATCGCCATCTGGGCCTGCGTCCACCGCGACCGCCTCACCCAGGGCGGCCGGACGAAGACGGTGCAACTGCCCACCGGCACCCTGGTATGGCGCGAGGGCAGCTTCGCGGTGAAGCACCGGGGGCTGAAGAACGAGGACATCGTCACCGCCATCCGGGCGCGGCTCGACGTCGTGGTCGGCCTTCTCCGGCAAGCCAAGCGCGAGCGGCGCCGGGACGACGCGATGGCCCTTGCCCGGACGGCCGAATTGCTCGGCTCCTTCCTGCGCACGAAGGTCGAGCCGAACAAGGAGGCGATGCTCGCCGCCCGCGAGGTCGCGGAGACCGTGCCCGGCATCACCGTGCCGCGCGGCGAGGAGCGGTTCGTGATCGAGCCGCTGGCCTCGCAGATCGGCGAGGTGGCGTGATGGCGTCCCGCCTTGCCCTCGCCGGCCTCGAATGGCTTTCGGTGGCCGCCGCAACCGTACTCGCCGCCGGGGCCTTCGCCAATGCCTCGGCGCCGACCCTCGCGGCCTGCGTGGCGGCCCTGATCGGCGCGGGCACCGCGCGCAGCATTGCGCTGCGCGCCGCCGCCGGGGCGCAACTCGACGGGCTCCTCGACCTGATGCGCAAGATCGCCGCCGAGCGGCCCATTGATGGGGGGGACGCGGCGTGAGCGGCATCGGCCTCACCCAGCGCCAGGGCGACGTGCTCGCCTTCCTGAAGGCCGAGGCGCGGGCGGGCCGGCCCGCCCCGAGCTTCGACGAGATCGCCGCCCATCTCGGCCTGCGCTCGAAGGCCAGCGTCCACCGGATCGTCACCGCCCTGGAGGAGCGCGGCCACCTCGTCCGAATGCCCTTCCGCGCCCGCGCGGTGGGGCTGGCGGTCGATCCGGCGGCGCACACGGCCTCCGCTGTCTCGCCGGGGCCGGGCCTGCGCATCCCGCGCCCGGTGGCGGACAGGCTGCGGACCTATTGCGAGCGCCGTCGCGTCGCCGCCCGCGATGTGATCGCCGACGCGCTCTCCGACTACATGGCCCGCCACCCGTGAGCGCGCCGGCTGTCACCCCGGCGCAGATCCGCGCCATCCACGCGATCAAGACGCGCACCGGGCTCGATGAGGGCTCCTACCGGGCGATGCTGGCCGCCTATGGCGCCGCGTCGTCCAGGGATCTGAGTTTCGAGGAGGCCGACCGGCTCCTGGCGCGCCTTCGCGACATTCCGGGCGCTTCAAGCCCGGTTCACGCGACGGCGCAGGGTGCCTATGGGCGGAAGCTCCAGGCGCTCTGGATCGCCCTCTACAATCTCGACGCCGTGCAGGATCGCAGCGACCGCGCGATGCACGCGTTTCTGGAACGGCAGACCGGCCTGTCCCACACGCGCTTCCTCCGCGAGGCGAAGGCGGCCTCCCAGGCGATCGAGGCGCTGAAGGCGTGGCTGGCCCGCGAGGGCGCGGCCGGGCCGGGGAACCTGCTGGCGGACAAGCGGGCGCTGCTGCGGGCGCAATGGCTGCGCCTGACTGCGCTCGGTGCGGTGAAGCCCTTCGGCGATCCGGCCGAGTGCGACGGCCTGACGGAGTACGTCTCGGCGAAGGTGCGCGGCGCGCCCCGCCGCCTCGGCGCGCTGGACGATCCGAGCCTCACCGCCGCAGACCTCGACAAGGCCGCCCGCTTCCTCGGCGCCTGGATCCGGCGCGCCCGGCCGATCGGCGAGTGCCGCCATGCCGGCTGACTCCACCCGCCGCGCGTGGTGGCAGAACCCGGTGTTCCGCAGCATGGAGGCGGAGATTGCGAAGCTGCGGCGGGAGAACGAGCACCTGCGTGCCCTGCTGGCCCCGCAGCGGGTTCCGTTCCCGGCGCGCTGGGGGCTGACCCCGCAGCAGGCAGCGTTCCTGTCCCTGCTCGCCCTGCAGGCCGGCTGCGTGCCCCATCAACGTCTCGCCACCGCCCTCGCGAGAGGGAAGGACCCGCTGTCGCGGCAGCAGCTGCAGGTCATCGCCTGCCATGCCCGCCGGAAGACTGCCCACCACGGCGTCGAGATCGAGGCCTATCGCGGGGCCGGCTACGGCCTCAGCCCGGAGGGACGGCTGGCCCTGCGCCGCGCGGTCGAACCGATCGCCCGCCTGCGGGGGGCGTGATGGACGCCGCCGCCCGGAGGCACTTCCCCGTATCGGTCCACGCCGGGCGCGGACACGGTTGCGGCGAACGTCGGAGGGACAGGACGGCGACGGCAGGCCGCTGCCGCCACCCGGCGACGTCGCTCTCCGCCCGATGGGACGGGGGCCAGGGCGCTTGCAACACCCTGAGCCGCGAGGTGAGGCCTCGCATGACCGTGCGCGGCCGTTCGTCCGGCCATCCCGTCACCGCCCAGGCGGCGCGGGCAGGATCACCTGCGAAGATGGAAAATTTCCTTAAGATAGGGGCGATGCCGGGCGATCTCTGGATCCTCGGGCCGCACCGGCTGGTCTGCGGCGACGCGACCGACGCGGCCACCGTTGCGCGCTGCCTCGGCGACCATCGGCCGAACCTGATGGTGACCGATCCGCCCTACGGGGTCGGCTACGACGCCTCCTGGCGGGCCAAGCTCGGCAAGGCGGGCCGTGCGATCAGCCCGGTGCTCAACGACGATCGTTGCGACTGGCGGGAAGCCTGGGCGCTCTTTCCCGGCGACATCGCCTACGTCTGGCACGGGGCACTGGACGGCCTGACCGTGGCCGACGGCCTGTCGGCCGCCGGGTTCCTGCTCCGGTCTCAGATCGTCTGGGACAAGGGACGCCTGATCATCTCCCGTGGCCATTATCATTGGCGTCACGAAACCTGCTGGTACGCCGTCCGCAAGGGGCGCACCGCCCACTGGATGGGCGACCGGCGGCAGACCACGGTGTGGCCGGTTCCGCATCGGCGGTCGCAGTCGGGGCACAGCACCGAGAAGCCCGTGGAGGTGATGCGGCGCCCGATCCTGAACCACACCGCGCCGGGCGAGGCCGTCTACGACCCCTTCGTGGGCTCGGGCACCACGATCCAGGCGGCCGAGGAGACGGGCCGGATCTGTCTCGCAGTGGAACTGAGCCCGGCGCATTGCGACATGGCGATCCGCCGCTGGGCGGCCTTCACGACGATCGCACCTCAACTGGTGCGCGGATGACGGAGTGCCGCCGCCAGAGCCACGGCTTGCCTGGCGTGCTGGGCGAAATCGCGGAGATCGCCGGTCTCAACGCGGCCATGGCGGTGGCCGAGACGGTCGGTGGGACCCGAGCCTACATTAGCCGCCGCCCTGGGCCAGACCATTGGCTAACCCGCGCGGTAGGTCCTGAAGCGGCGACCCTTATCGCCAACCACTTCACCACCGGCCGCACGGGCATCGAAATCGAATTCCCCCTCGGCTCAGCTGGTTCCTATAATCGTGAGCGACGTCAGCGAGCCCGCCGCCTTATCGAACTTACGGAGCGTGGCCTGTTCACTGCTGCCATCGCTCGGCAGCTTGGCATAACTGACCGAGCGGTGCGCCAATTCAAAGCGCGCCGACGTCACAAACGGGATGACCGGCAGGGAGGCCTCGATCTGTAAACGGAGGTGGCAAGGCGCCTGCTTAAGGTATGAGGTGCCGCTATGATGTTCATCGTTAACGACCAACGATGCGCGGTTCCGTGAGGAAACGCCCTGACAGATAATTTGCTATCGGCTGCCGACCCAGATCGACGGATCGACGAAGCTCAACTATCCATGCAGACGCAAGCGTGTGGGGGAGGGCGGATGTCAATCCAAGAGACCGGTACGTCGGTAGCTACGGTCGAGGTCAAGATTGGACCTCAATTCCTGAATCTATTCAGTGAGCACCTCTATTCGTCCCCCAATAAAGCATTTGAAGAACTCGTATCCAATTCATGGGATGCTGGCGCGCGCCGCGTTTACGTTGATGTCCCAGCTGATCTAAAATCGCCAACTGCAGCCATCTGGGTGCTCGATGACGGTGGGGCGATGGATATAGATGGCTTCCAAGCCCTTTGGTCGGTCGCGACCTCAAGTAAGCGATCTCAAGAGGTAGCCGGCCAGCGAAAGCCAATCGGCAAATTTGGAGTCGGTAAACTCGCCACCTATCTCCTTGCCCACGAACTTACATACGTATGCAAAGCTGCAGATGGTGTAATTCGAGCCGTTACAATGGATTATAGGCGCATCGAGGGTCATGATAAGAACGCCCTCCACATTGAAGCATTGCCGCTGAAAGTTCGCATAGTAGAAATTGGCGAATTACCTAAGCTGCTCGCAAACGTCGCTGACGCCGAAAGGATCTTGCAGCTGATCAGCGCAGGAGTTCCTGGGCCGGCAGTGGACACGGAATTTGAGGACGATTTTGGAGGCCACGATCTTGAGCCGCCAGCTCATAAAGACACGTGGACTCTTGCGGTGCTTTCTTCGCTAAAAGACCCCGGACGTAAACTAAGCACCGGATGGGTCCGACGTCTCTTGCGGACATCTCTTCCACTTGGACGCACAATATCCATATATTTTAATAATGAACTCCTTAGTTCCGCGAAGACAGACTCGGAAATCGCGAATGAGTGGGTTCTCGGTGCGGGACTAAAGTTAGGCGATATAGTTCTGCCGACGGGGGAAGTTTTCAAAATAAAGGAATTGTCAGACCCTGTCCCACACCTCGAAATCGAAGGAATTGGACAGATTACGGGCAGAGTAAGGTTGTATTCTGAGAAAATTAGTGGTGGTAAATCGGAAAATATAGCTTTTTCGAACGGCTTTTTCGTGAACGTTCGAGGCAGGGTGATCAAGCCAGAAGATCCATACTTTGGATTGGACAACCTCTCGCATTCGGTGTGGGCAAGGTTTAGAGCGACTATTCGCGCCGATGGACTAGATGGCCGCCTTTCCGTCAATCGTGAGGCTATAGCCGATAGCGTTCACTTGCAAATATTTAGAACATTACTAATGAAGCTATTCAACAAGACACGCAACGATTTTGACTCTAGGACAGCAGGCTCTTGGCCCGCTGTCGGTGAAATTCTCACCGAAAAATGGGGGGTCGTTCCGTTTGAGCCGCTAAAGCGAGTTGTAGAAGAAAGTTTAGCCGGTACGACTGAGCTTCCACGTTTTGTTTACTTGCCATCTACGGCTGATAGGGAACAAGTAAAGGCTTCGTGGAAGTATTCAGTCAAGAAAGCATCCGGTGAAATGATTACGGACGTTGTCATTGCCGAATTGGGGAAGGATGCAGAACTTTCAAGATACGATTTGGAGACCCGAACTGTAGTCGTAAACAAAGATCATCCCTTTGCCGTTGAGCATCAAGAGAATGGGCAGCAGCTAAGGGTGCTCAGAGATGCCGCTCTGGTGGAATTGCTAACTGAAGCGTTCATGTCTGATATTGGTCTTACTGTCGATCAGCTTCAGGAAATTCGCGTTTATAGAGATCGAGCGTATCGGCTGGTTGCACAGGTACGAAGACGCTCTGCAGCTCAGATTGCCAACATGCTTATACAGGTAACCGATCACGCCAAAGGATTCGAGCGCATCATAGGCGATGCGCTCGAATATATTGGATTTTCCGTTCAACGGCTTGGCCAGACCGGGCAACCGGAGGGCGTGGCTACTGCGGTGATTTCACCGGCAGCAGAAAACACGAAGGTCGCATATCGCTTTACCTACGACGCAAAATCAGCTCAGAACGGTAAGGTGCAAACCCACAATGTGGGAGCTGCGGGCCTAGCGCGGCATAGGAGGGATCACAATGCCGATCATACCCTAGTTGTCGCGCCAAATTTCCAGGCTGGCGCTCTAGAGCAAGAGTGCGCTGAAAGCAAAATCACCCCTATATTGGCCCACGATCTTGCTCGGTTGGTGATGATCACAGTTGGATACGGCCCGTTGAATCTCGTAGATTTTAGGACAATTTTCGATTTACACTCCCCAGATGCTGTTAAAGAATGGGTTGATGACCTTATCGAAAAGCAGAAAAATACAAAGCATGTGCCACTCGGCGTTTTGATACAAGCTTTGATCGTGTTAGCGAACGATGGGCCGGACATGCCGGACACGTTACATTGCGCGCAGATAGCAGCTGAGTGCCGTAAGCTGCTTGGCAACAATCAGTACCCAGGAAGGAATGACGTAGCATCGGCCATCAGGGGCCTCAGCTTGATGGCGCCGAATGTGGTGAGCATTTCGAACCAAGATGTCATGTTAAACACATCAGCAAGCAAATTGAGCGAGCTTATATTCGCTCAGGTTACCGCAATACCTGACGGCTATCGGTACGGCATGACGCGTGGGCTCGTCCAGTGAATAGCCTTACGTCAATTCATCCGTTCCCGGCGCGCATGGCACCTGAGATTATTCTCGACCGTCTAAGGGGCCTAAAGTCGGACTGTCTTATTCTGGATCCTATGGCCGGATCGGGCACAGTCTTACGCGCTGCCGTTGAGCATGGACTTGATTGCATTGGTTTCGATGCTGACCCATTGGCAGTTCTCATGGCGAAGGTTTGGACAAGGCGCATCTCTGCCGGCCTTGGCGAACACGCTTCCGCATTGGCCACCCGGGCCAGACAGAGCAAGTTTGTCGTACCGGAATGGCACTCTGACTGCTCAGAAACCATGGCGTTTGCCAAATTTTGGTTTGAGCCCAAGCAATACGAGGACTTATCTCGTTTATCGCTGCTTCTCATAAATGAGGTTGGCCCAATTGCTGACGCCCTCAAGCTCGCACTAAGCAGGCTCATCATCACCAAAGAACGTGGCGCTTCGGTTGCGCGTGACACCTCGCATAGCCGTCCACATCGTGTTTTCTTTAATAACGATTTCGATGTACTAACTCAGTTTGTTCTAGCAGCTAAGCGTATTGAACTGCGCCTGAAGCCGGAGGATATCATTGGAACTGCAACGGTTAAGGTGGGCGATGCCAGAAGCCTTGAAGTTCCTCCGAGCTCCGTAGATGCGGTTTTTACGTCGCCCCCATATCTTAATGCTATCGATTATATGAGGGGTCATCGGCTTGCATTGATTTGGCTTGGCTATAGGATACCTACGCTGCGTGATATACGTTCTCGTTCGATAGGTTCAGAGACGGCGATGAAAGGTTTATCTCACGATATTATTTCTGACTTGCCGCTATTGAATCTCTTGCGCCCAAGAGACCGAAATATCGTTCAACGTTATGCATTCGATATAGATAATATGCTCAATCAAGCAAAGAGAGCTATGAAACCGGGTGGTACATTACTGCTGGTTGTCGGCAACTCTGTCATCAGGGACGTTAATGTGTCAAATGCGGACATAAATGTCTTGGGTGCATTGAGAAATGGCTTTCACATTAGGAAGCGCTTTGAGCGAGATCTTCCAATGGGGAGCCGTTATCTTCCTGTGAGTGGGGCGGATAATCCTTTAAACAAGCGTATGCGAACGGAAACTGTTCTGGAATTCGTTTCATAATTGCCGGTGTGAAATTGGCGAACAGATAAAGTATCGTTCGTTACCTCTGCTTCTCAGAAAGTTCATTTTCTTAATGCCCCCGGAACCGCTTCCGGGGGCCGCTGAGCGTCGAATTCCGGGATTGTCGCGGGACTGAAGGGCACACCCGTCGCCCTGCCTCCCGGACCCGCCCATGTCCCCCGTCGCCATTCAGACGAGGCTCCTCGCCCTCGGCTATGATCTCGGCCCCACGAAGGCCGATGGCGTCTGGGGCCGGCGCAGCATCGCCGCGCTGAAGGCGTTCCAAGCGGCCCATCATCTCGACGCTGACGGCATCGCCTCGCGTGCCACCCTCGCCCTGCTCTTTCCCGACGAGCCGGCGCCCGTGCCGCAGCCCGTCTGGTTCGCCGAGGCACAGCGCCTCAGCGGCCTCCGCGAGGTGCCCGGTCGCGGCTCCAACCCGACGATCCTCCGGTGGGCGCGGGATCTGGCCTCCCGTGCCGGCGCTTGGATCGCGCAGGTCTACCGGGACGATGCCACACCGTGGTGCGGGCTGTTCGCCGCCCATTGCCTCGGTGCGACGCTCCCCGACGAGCCGTTGCCCGCCAACCCGCTCTCGGCGCTCGCCTGGAGCGGCTTCGGCAAGGCGATCCCCGCCGGCACGCTCGGGGCCGTCTGCGTCTTCCGCCGCAAGGGCGGCGGCCATGTCGGCTTCTATGCCGGCGAGGACGAGACCGCGATCCACGTGCTCGGCGGCAACCAGCGCGACCGCGTCGGCCTCGCCCGCGTCGCCAAGACCCGCCTCGTCGGCTTTCGCTGGCCCGTGACGGCGCCCGCGCCCGCCCCCGGCGGCGTCCGGCGGCTCGCGGGCCACGCCCCCCTCTCCGCCAACGAGGCGTGAGCCCGGCGCCTCCCGCGCCATCCCCCACAAGGAGCACACCCGTGGACACGACCGACACCGGCACCAAGCCCTGGTATCTCTCGAAGGGCGTGATCGGATCACTCGTCGCCGGGTCGGCGGTGATCACGGGCTTCTTCGGCGTGAAGCTCGACCCCACCACCCAGCAGGTCGTCACCGATCAGGTCACCGCCTTCGCCACCGCCGGCACCGCCCTGGCGGGCACGGCGCTCGCCCTCTACGGCCGCGTCACCGCCCGCAAGGTGATCGGCTGAGATGACCGCCCTCGCGCTCGTCCGGCTCGCCCTCCAGCTCGTGACCGCCCTGGTGGCGCGGGCCAATGCCGAGCGCGAGCGCGGCCTCGGCCGCAGCGAGGCGATGGCAGCCGCCCTCACGCGGGCGACGGCCGCCACGCGCCTCGCCCGCGTGGCCGAAGCACAGGCCGAGGCCGCGCACCGCACCGATCCGACCGACACCGCCTTCGATCCCGCCTTCGAGAGACGCGACTGATGCTCACCTGCGTCGGCTTCCTGTTCGCCTTCCAATGCCAGCCTGCGGATGCCCCGCCGCCGGCCGCCGCCTATTGCGACGTCGCCCGGCCGATCTATTGGTCGGCCAGGGATACGCGCGCCACCAAGGAACAGGCCGACCGGGAGAACCGGAAGTGGGCGCGCCTCTGCGCGGCGGCCCGCTGAGATGGACAGCTGGGGCCGGGCCGCCGAGGCCGCACTCCGCGTGCTGGAAGGGCTCGGGCCCTACGGGGCGCTCCTGCTGGCCGGGGTCGTGGGCCTCGGCCTCGTCGTGGCGCTGATCGTCCATGTCGGCGGCCTGCAACTCGGCCGGAAGGCCGACCGGCAGAGCCTGGATTTCGTCGATCGGCTGATCGGCGAGGTGGACAAGCTCTCGACGCGGGAACTGGCGCTCCGGGCCGAACTGGAGCGCCAGGAACTCGACCGCGACAGCTACCGCCTGCGGGCGGTGGAACTGCAGGCCGACGTGGACCTGATGCGGGCGCAGCTGCGCCGGGCGATCGAGGCCCTGCGCGCCGTGCGCGACGGCCGGCTGTCGCCCTCCGCCATCACCGATGCGGATCTCGCGGAGTGGCTGAAGTGATCCCGATGACCGATCCCGACGCCCTTGCGGTTCCTTCGGCGGTCTCTTGGGCGGCCCCTTTGGCGGCGATCGTGCTGTTCGCACTCCTCGCGGCCCTCGTCGTGAGCCGCGCGGCGCGGCGGTCGACCCTGCCGGATGCGCGCCTGCGCGCCCTCGACCAGCGCCTCGGCGCCGTCGAGGCCCGGCTGACCCGGCTGGAGCGCGACCTCGACGCGCTGGGCGACATCGTCGGCGAGAAGATCGAGGCGATGACCACGACGCTGCAGACCGTCACGCGCGGCATCGACCGGATCGAGGACTTCCTCCTCAAGGCGGCCGGCGATGCCCTGGTGAAGACCAAGAACGGAGACGACCGGTGAGCGGCCCGAACTACGCGAAGGCGATCGACGAGGATGTGCGCCTCATCATCCTCAAGGAACTCGCGGCCATGCCGGATGGCCGCTCCAACGAGACGATCCTCGCCGAGGCGGTCTATGCCTGCGGCCACAACCGCTCGCGGGACTACCTGCGCACGCAGATCCGCAAGCTTGCCGATCTCGGCGCGGCCACCACGGTCGAGGTGGGCACGATCCTCGTGGCCCAGATCACCGAGGCCGGCGTCGATCATTGCCTGCGCCGCACGCGGATCGAGGGCATCCGCCAGCCTCGCCTGGGGGCATGACGTGCGCGACGGGCCGCCCCTCCACCGGGTGATGGACGCCGCCGACCGCGCGGAAGAGCGCGCGGCCAGGGCGAAGGAGTCGCGTCCCACCGGGCGTGGCCGGCTGTCCAGCCTCGACCAGTTGCCGGAGGACGCGCAGGACGACGTCGTCTGGGCGGTGGGCGAGCTGAACAAGCGCGAGAAATCGCAAGCCGAGATCCTGTTCGCCCTGAACGACCGGCTGGCCGCCAAGGGCATCGATCCGATCTCCCGCTCGGCCTTCAACCGGCGGAGCATGAAGCTCGCGACGTTGTCCAACCGCCTCAACGAGGCGCGGCACATCTTCGCCGGCCTCGCCCCGCAGTTCACGGCGGACAAGGTGGACGAGCACACGATCGTCGTCGGCGAGTTCCTGAAGCTCCTCGTCTTCGAATTGGCCCAGGCCGAGGGCGGTGAGATCGGCACCAAGGGCACCATGGAACTCGCCCGCGCCCACCTCGCGGTGATCCAGGGCCAGAAGATCTCGGCCGAGCGGCGGGTGGCGCTTCAGCGCGAGTTCGCGGCCAAGGCCGAGAAGGCGATCGACGCGGTCGCCCAGGAGAAGGGCCTGACCGGCGACACCGTGCGCGGGATCAAGGAGCGCATCCTCGGGCTCAAGCTCCCGAAGGCGAAGCCCGAATGAGCGCCCCCGTCCGCGAGGAGGATGTCCGCGTCGGGCGCGCCATCGGCGAGGCCGAGTGGGCGGCCCTGCGCCGCGAGAGCCTTGCCGGGTTGCCGAAGGATCTCGACCCGTCCGACCCGGACGTGCTGCTCGCCTACCAGCGCCGGCTCTTGGAGACCACGGCCGCGCATCAGGTGGTGGTGGTGCCGAAATCCCGCCGCATCGGCGCGACCTGGGGCGTCGGCGCCGACGCCGCGCTGACCGCCGGGGCGGCACGGGACGCCGCCGGCATGGACGTCCTGTACATCGGCTACAACCTCGACATGGCGCGCGAATTCATCGACGTCTGCGCCATGTGGTCGGTCGCCTTCTCACAGGCGGCCGGCGCGGTCGGCGAGTTCCTGTTCGATGACGTGAACCCTTCCGACCCCGCCGACACGAAGGCGATCCAGGCGTACCGCATCCGGTTCGCCAGCGGGTTCGAGATCACGGCACTGTCCTCGCGCCCCCGCTCCCTGCGCGGACGCCAGGGTTCCGTCATCATCGACGAGGCGGCCTTCCACGACGATCTTGAAGGCCTGTTGAAGGCCGCCTTCGCCCTGCTGATCTGGGGCGGCAAGGTGCTCGTGATCTCCTCGCACAACGGCGAGGCGAACCCGTTCAACCGGCTCGTCGCCGACATCCGCGCCAGACGGCGGCCCTACGCCCTGGTGGAGGTCGATTTCGATCAGGCGCTGGAGGACGGGCTCTACCGCCGCGTCTGCCTGCGCACCGGCAAGACATGGTCGCCGGAGACCGAGGCCACGTGGCGGGCCGAGATCATCGCCATCTACGGCGACGGCGCCGACGAGGAACTGTTCTGCATCCCCGCCGAGGGATCGGGCCTGTGGCTGCTGCCGGCGGTGATCGAGGCCAACATGCGCCGGGATATCCCGGTGCTGCGCTGGGAGATGCCGGCCACCTTCGCCTACCACCCGGACGAGGAGCGCGAGGCGCTGGCGAGGAGCTGGTGCGAGACGGTCATCGGCCCCCACCTCCATCGCCTGAACCCGGCCTGGATGACGTGCTTCGGCCAGGATTTCGGGCGGGTCTCCGATCTCAGCGTGATCTGGCCCGTGCAGATCGCGGAGGGCCTCCGGCGCGAGACGCCGTTCGTGGTCGAGCTGCGCAACATTCCGTTCGCGCAGCAGAAGCAGATCCTGTTCTGGATCGTCGATCGACTGCCGCGTCTTCTCGGCGGCGCCCTCGATGCGGGCGGCAACGGCGCGGCCCAGGCCGAATACGCCGCCCAGAAATACGGGCCGCACCGGATCGCGCAGATCAAGTTCTCGCTCGATTGGTATCGCGAGAACATGCCCAAGCTGAAAGACGCGCTGGAGTCCCGAGGCTATTCCATGCCGGCCGATCCCGACATCCTCGGCGATTTTCGGATCGTCAGGATGATCGACGGCATCGCGCGGTTGCCGAGCACGCGCACCGTCGAGAAGGGCGAGGGCGCGGCCGAGGGCAAGACCAAGCGCCGCCACGGCGACGCGGTCATCGCCGCCGCGCTCGCCTACTTCGCCTCGCTGATGCCGATCATGGAGATCGGCTACCGCGCCGTCCGCCGGACGGCGGAGGGCAGCGCGCGAGACCACGACCGCGAGGACGACGACAGGCCCGATCCGATCGCGCGCCGGCCGCTCGGTGCCCGCCTCCGAGGAGCACTCTGATGACCGCACCCGTCATCCTCGGCCCGGACGGGGAACCCCTGCGCCGGGAGGTGCTGACCACCGACGTCGCCGGCCCGACGCTGAGCGGCGTGCGCAGCGTGCTCACCGGCTATCCCTCGGACGGCCTCACCCCGGAGCGCCTCGCCCGCATCCTGCGCGAGGCGGACGGCGGCGACCCGCTGCGCTACCTCGAACTCGCCGAGATCGTGGAGGAGCGCGACCAGCACTATCTCGGCGTGCTCGGCACGCGGAAGCGCTCGGTCTCTCAGCTTCCGATCCAGGTCGACGCCGCCTCGGATACGCCCGAGGACACGGCGCGGGCCGACGCGATCCGCGCTTGGATCGCCCGCGACGAGTTGCAAGACGAGCTGTTCGACATCCTCGACGCCATCGGAAAGGGCGTGTCCTACACCGAGATCGTCTGGGACACCTCGATGGGCCAGTGGGAGCCGGCCCGGCTCGAATGGCGCGATCCGCGCTGGTTCACGGTCGATCGGGTCGACGGCCGCACGCCGCTGCTGCGCACCGAGACGGGCGACGCCCCGCTGCCGCCCTTCAAGTTCGTCCGCACCACCATCAAGGCCAAGTCCGGCCTGCCGATCCGCTCCGGCCTCGCCCGCACCGCCTGCTGGACGTGGATGTTCAAGGCCTTCACCCTGCGGGATTGGGCGATCTTCACCCAGACCTACGGCCAGCCGATCCGCATCGGGAAGTACGACGCCGCCTCGACCGAGCCCCAGCGCGACGTGCTGTTCCAAGCCGTGGCCAACATCGCGGGCGATTGCGCCGCCATCATCCCGGACACGATGACGATCGAGTTCGTGGAGATGAAGGCGGCCGGCGCCAACGCCGACCTTTACCTGCGCCGGGCGGATTGGCTCGACCAGCAGACCTCGAAGGCGGTGCTCGGCCAGACGGCCACCACCGACGCCATCGCCGGGGGCCATGCCGTGGGCCGGGAACACCGGCAGGTGCAGGAGGACATCGAGCGCGCCGACGCCAAGGCGCTCTCCGCCGTGCTCAACCGCGACCTGATCCGGCCTTGGATCGACCTGCAATGGGGGCCGCAGAAAGCCTATCCGCGCCTGCGGATCGGCCGCGAGGATCAGAAGGACATCACCGCCACCATCGACGGGCTCGCCAAGCTCGTGCCGATGGGGCTGAAGGTCCAGGCTTCCGATGCGCGCGACATGCTGGGCTTCGGCGATCCCGACCCCGGCGCCG